TTCAAATGCTCCCACAACCATCATTGGTGCGGCTGATGTCTATTTGAGCGATTTCGGTACAGTTTCTGTTGTGCCTAACCGCTTTATGACTTCTACCAACTCTTGCGATGATGTTGCATTTATCGTTGACCCAGACATGGCTGCTATCGCTTACTTGCGCCCATTCCAGACCAATGAGTTGGCTGTAACTGGTGACAATGAGTCTACACAATTGTTGGCTGAGTACACCTTGGAAGTTAAAAACCAAGCTGCTCACGGCATCATTGCTGACATCACACCTTAATCTAAGGTAACCCCGAAAAATGCCTCAGAATTAAACCTCTGGGGCATTTTCTTTTTTACACAAACTGATAGAATTAGGTTATGCAAAATTCTAACAATTTCCGTCAATCTGCTGTCCATGCCGATGGTGATGGTGGCATCGTCATTCAAACTCGTCAGGATGTTTCTGGCATTGTTGAGCAGAATAAAAAGGAATATAACTCCTTTGATGAACGAGCAAGATGGTCTGACCAACTTTTTGGTAATAAGGTTGCATCTATCCCTATGACTGTTATTGATGATTTGAACAAACAAGGAATCATGCGTGGGTTTGCCATTCAAGATGAAAAGCGTTTTGCTGCTTGGTTAAATGACCCAATGAATCGTGCATGGCGCACTAGGACAGGAGTAGTATGAGTTATACCACTTACACAGCATTAAAGGCTTCGGTAGCGTCTTATCTTGCAAGAACAGACCTAACAGACCAGATTCCTGATTTCATCACATTTGCTGAGAATCGTTTGCGTAGAGAACTACGGATTCGTCAGATGTTGAAGACTGTTACAGCGACAACAACTGCATCAGATGGAACAGTAGGATTGCCTACAGACTTTTTAGAAGCAAGGGATTTTGTTGTTACAGGAAACCCTGTTCAACCATTGAACTATTCAAGTCCATCTGCATTTTCTCGTAACACAAGAAGTACAGACATTGGAAAGCCTCTTGATTACACAGTTTTAGCGTCTGAGTTTCAACTAGCACCTCAACCAGATGCAGTTTATACATTGAAACTTTTGTACTTTGCTGCTCCTGATTATTTGAGTAGTTCAAACGCTACTAATGTGTTCTTGGCTAATTGTCCTGATGCTTTGCTTTATGCTTCTTTGATTGAAGCAGAGCCGTATTTAATGAATGATGCTCGAATCAATACATGGGGAACTATGTACGATAGGGCAATATCTACACTTATAAGGTCTGACGAACAAGGTCAGTACTCTGGTGTTCCTTTGGCTATGCGTAACATTTCGAGGTAAATCATGGCAGCAATGAGTAATTATTTAGAGAACGCATTGGTTAATGCGGTTCTTAGAAACACAAGTTATACAAGTCCAACAACTGTTTATGTTGCTTTGTTTACTTCTGACCCAACTGATGCAGGAACAGGGACAGAGTGTACTGGTAGTGGATACACACGCAAATCAATGGCATTTAGTTCTCCGTCTAATGGGGCATCTAGCAATAGTTCAGCAGTAGAGTTTGACCAAGCTACAGGCTCTTGGGGAACAATTACGCACATGGGGTTATTTGATGCCTCAACAAGTGGTAATTTGTTGTTTCATGGGGCTTTAACGGCTTCTAAAGTTATTGATACTGGTGATGTATTTAAATTTGCATCTGCAGCCTTGGCGGTGACATTGGCATGAGTACGATTGTCACTCGTTCTGGCAAGGGTTCACCTCTTACACATAACGAGGTTGACACAAACTTTACTAATCTGAATACAGATAAGGTAGAGAAAACTTCTGCTGACATCACAGGCGGCACGATCAACAACACAGTCATAGGAGGCACAACCCCTGCGGCTGGTACGTTTACTACGCTTAACTCTACAAGTACAGCAACACTTGGTGGCGATGCAACAAACCCAAGCCTTGTTGCGGCGGCTGTTTCTAGCCCAACTAGATGGCTTCAAATTTCTGGCTCTTCAGCGGGCAACGTCACTCTTGCCGTTCAAGGTACAGGAACTCCAAATTTAATATTGCAAAATAGAAGTACTGGTTCAATAAATTTTGCTACGGCTAATAGCGCATCAAACGTACAATTTGTGGCATCCCACACCGCATCAGCAGTCAATTACGTTCAGGTGACTGGTGCTGCTACTGGTAGTTCTGTTGTCGTGTCTTCTCAAGGTTCCGATACAAATATCGGGATGATCTACAACTTTAAAGGTACGGCATCTCATAGCTTCAACGGTAATAATGGAACGCATTTTCAGGTTACCAGCGTTGCATCGGGGGCAAACTTTTTAAGGGCAACTGGTGCTGCGGCAAGTTCTGCTCCAGTCCTGTCAGCCCAAGGCTCCGACACCAATATCGACCTAACCCTGACACCCAAAGGCACAGGCAACGTGCGCTTCGGTACTTACACAGGAACTATTCTGACACCCACAGGATATGTAGAAATCAAAGATTCTGGTGGTACAGTTCGCAGACTTTTAGTTGGTTAATTTCAAAAGGAAAACAAATGGCTCTTATTAAATCAATCATGACTGACTACGGATGCACCGCAGATTATTGGCATATCGGTGCAGTCCAAGAAGACTTTAAAGGAAAAGGCACAGAAGTAACCTTTTATGGATACGCATCCAAAGAAGCCCGTGATGCAGGTAAACAGCCCTTGAGCGCAGGCAAAGTGCAGATTGCTGGTGATGACTATGTAGCGGGTGCAGACCGAGCAGCCCTGTATGCAATCATCAAGCAAAAGCCTGAGTTTGAAGGTGCGACTGACGCATAATGTCTAAATACTCAGATCAATACGTTCTATACGGATATTGGGAATACCAATATGCTGTTGGTGATGTATTGGCGACTGAAGGTGCTGCATCTGTAAATGCTTTAGCGACTACAGTAGTTAATGGTACTGCTGTTCGTTCTGGTGCATCCTCTGTCAACGCATATGCTTATGTAAATGCTAATGGCATAAGGGTCAAACTAGGTAATTCTTCTGTAAGCTCATCAGCTACTACCACTAGCGCAGGAATTAGGTTAAGGCTTGCAAATTCTAGTGTTACAGGAAATGCAAATACATCAGCATCAGCTATTTATGTTGGTGCTGGTGCGTCTAGTGTTACTGGTAGGGCTACTGTTAGTTCTTATGCTAATTATGTAACCAATGGAAATTCATCAGTAAATGGAAATGCTACCACTTCTGTAATTGGTTATATTTATGGTGAAGAATGGAATCCAGTAGCACCAGAAACTAATGTATGGACATTAACATCTAGTGACAGCAATACATGGACAAATGTAACACCGAGTTCTGATAGTTGGACACTTGTTCCTAGTGCAGATAATACTTGGACAACACAAACACAAGGAAGTAACACATGGCTACCCAACGGATAAGTTTTGGCGAATGGATGCCTGACCAACCTAGCATTACAGGTGCTTTGGTGGATGCTAAGAACGTGGTTTCTCAGGCTATTGGTTATGGCCCACTTCCTACAGCGGCTACGTTCTCTGCGGCTGCTTCTGAAAACTTAACTACATTGGTAGCAGGTAAAACCCCAGTAAATGCAACTAAGTTATTTGCGGCTGGTTCAACCAAGATTTTTGATGTTTCTGGTGTTGGTGCGCTGACCGATGTATCTAAGACAGGTGGTTATACACCCAATGCCTCTAATGATAGATTTAGGTTTACTCAGTTTGGCAATGTGATTATTGGGACTAACAATAGTGACCCAATACAAGCCTACACCTTGGGTACTTCTACAGCATTTGCTGATTTGTCTGGTAGTGCGCCTAAGTGCAAGTTTTTGACAGTAGTTCGTGACTTTGTGGTTACTGCGTTTACGACTGAGAGTTCTACTGTTTACCCTGCTCGTGTTCGTTGGTCAGGAATCAATGATGAAACTACATGGGGTTCTAGCCAAGTAACGCAAGCTGACTTTCAAGACATTCCTGATGGTGGTCAGATTGTTGGGATTCGTGGTGGTGAGTTTGGCCTTGTCTTGATGGAAAAAGGTATCTCTCGCATGAGTTATATCGGTACTCCATTTATCTTCCAGTTTGACAATATCTCTCGTGGCAAGGGATGTATCGCTGCTGGTTCTATTGCTCAAGTCCAAGGTATCACATTCTTTTTGAGTGATGATGGTTTTTATCTGTGCGATGGTCAGCAAGTGACTGCCATTGGTTCAGAGAAGGTAGATCGTTGGTTCTTTGCCAATGCAGATGAAAGTGGCTTTGACTCAATGTCATCGGCTGTTGACCCTGTACGCAAATTGATAATCTGGAACTTTAAAACCACATTTGCACAGCGTAAACTGGTTATCTATAACTTCAGGACACAGAAGTGGACTTATGGAGATGCAGGGACTGACTATATCTCTGATGCCTCTACATCTGCCGTTACGCTTGAGGGATTAGATTCAATCTCAGCAAGCATTGATGCTTTGACAGTATCTTTGGACTCTATTCTTTATATGGGTGGTAAGTACTTCTTAGGGGGTACGAGTGGTGCTTATGTTGTGACATATAACGGGGCTAACGCTACTGGCAATATCATTACTGGCGATTTAAACGCAGGTGGAAGGTCGGTAGTTACATTGGCTAGACCTTTGATTGATGGAGGCTCTGCGACTGTTTCTGTGGCTTCTAGAACACTTCTAAGTGAGCAACCTAGCTTTGGTACTGCTGTAGCCGCTGATTCTGAAAACAGGGTATCTCTTAGGTCTA